GTGCCGTTAGCAAGAGATAGTGTATTACTTGTTGTAACCGTTCCAATAGCAACAACTGATTCAACGTAATCAGTAACAGTTACATTAGCAACCGTTAAATTGCCAACAGAACTAGTTGTGCTTCCTAGCGTAATAGTTGCATTACCTAGTGTTGCCGTACTGTTAGCTAAGAAATTATTTGGAAAAGCGCTTGCCACACTAGAAATAGTGACATTGGGAAGCGTTAAATTGTTCAGCGTGGTAACTGTATTACCAAGTTGAACCGCCGTATTACCAATCGTAATTGGAGTGGCAAAGTTGTTATCAAGTTGAGATAACGGTATTGTAGTAGTTGCATTCGCAAAAGTATTTGGCACTGGCATTTTAGAACCTCGTTCTTAGTTCATGTTCAAATTGGAAACCATTGATAACAAAAGGTGTTGATGTGCTATTGATGGTTATACCTAAGTATTTACCCCACATTTCAGCGTCAGATTTATATAAATAATAGCCAGAACCAGCAGAAGTAGAGCCTAACCAGCCAATAATTATATTAGAACTGTTCTTCCAATCTATTTCATTTCCTGAATTGTTAGTCCAAGCAATTGTATTGTCAAAAGTAATAACAGGAGACTGCGCCGATTCTGAATCTACATAAGCATTCATTGTTGTGGGTGATGATCCTAACGTAGCCTCAATACCTATCTTTAATGCTTGCTTATCCCGAATAGGATCGCCCATAGCGTCTAATGCTGTTTCTAAAATAATATCTACTGGTACAGCGGCATCACCATAAAGCTCTACAAAATTACTACCGCTTGTGCCAAATAATTTAATTTGACCACCAGTAGCAATAGAAGATACTAACTTGATATTATTTTGATTAGAAAAAAACCATTTCTTTTCAAAAAATATTGCCTGTACATAACGATAAGTTCCAGAATCGTTATATCTTATATTGAATGCGGCACATAATATGTTATTTAACAATACCTGACCAGCCGTAACTGTTGCGGTAGAAAAATCTATGTTTGGAAACACACCATCAAGAGGATCAGAAATCTTTGATGTTGTCGAACCAACAAGCGCATACACACCATATTCGTTCATAAACAACACAGAACGGAAGTACGGGAATATTGCATATCGTAATCTTGATCCAACAGAAGCACTAATGTTGGTATTTGTAAATAATGTAATTCCAGCATCACTTACGCGAACATCTGAAAATACGTTAATACTATCTTCACCAAAAATATACAGAAAGTTGTTAGCTGATAACAATTGCGTAATATTACTTCGCAGTGTTGCGTCTGTAATTGTAAATACGCCAGAAGATAAACTAACAAAATCAGAATAAGACCCTGCTGCCGAATAACTTACAGAACGTCCTTGAGCTACCCAAGACCGACCTGAAAATGTTTGAATGCCAGTAACCGGATTACTGTTAATAATAGCTTTAGCGGCTGCATTTGAACCTCCACCACCGCTGATGGTTACACTGATATTGGATGAATTCGTGTATCCAGTACCATTGTTGGTCATAATCACTTGGATTATCTGACCACCAGCCAAAATAGCTGTACCAGCAGCGTTTGTACCGCCACCACCACTAATAGTTACTACAGTATTAGAAGCGTTTGTATATCCAGTACCACCATTAGTTACTAATACAGTGACGGTTCCAGTTTTAAACGTAGAAACACCAGCAATAGCTGCTGCGTTATTTCCACCACCACCTGAAATAGTTACCGTGGGTGACGTTGTATAACCAGCGCCAGCTTCAGTAATGGCAATTCCAGTAACTACATTTGCCGTCAAAATAGCTTCTGCTTGAGCCTGTATGCCACCTGTCTCATTAGGAGCAGAAATAACTATAGAAGGCGTAGTCGTATATCCAGTGCCTCCATTGGTAATTCCTATGAATCCAACGGAACCAATAGATACAAGATTAGTGCCATCCCAACTATAAACACCGTTATTAGGATCACCAATTAAAACGCGCTCATCTTTAAACTGCGTTATGTTAATTCTTGAATTTGAAAAAGTACCAGCAACAGCAACGTTGCCTTTTGTATTTGTCTCTACATCAACGTACTCACAACGACCATCCTCTTGAAATCCAAGTTGATAATCTTTGTTGTTAATGTTTGCTGATAGCAATGAAGTAACAACATTACCAAACGTTACCGCAGTATTCTTTTCGCCAGATAGCGTTTTAATATTTGCGTAACCAATGGGCATGGCATTCTCTAGCCATGAAAACTCACCATCTTCTAATGCAGTACGATTTGCTTTCGTGTTTATTCCACGAAATTGTTTAATTACTTTGTATGACTTTTTTTGCTCAGCCGCAGCCATAATTAAAATGCGCTGCCATAAGGATTAGGAATGCGTCGAGTCATGGTCGTAACCAAAACACTACGAACTTCTTGTACATATTGCTGTTTGTATATTTCAGACTCGCCATAACTTTGCTCTTTAAACTTTGCTTTATGTGCTGCAAAGTAAGCTACTGGCGTACTGTATGGCTCAATGAGAACATCAACTTCAGTAGAAGAAACAAGATCGGCTGGAAGTACAACCGTATCCATTTCAATGGTGTAAACCTGATCCGGAACCGGAGAAATAAAAGCTGTCTGCTGTCCGTAAACGGTAAACGCTACTGGCCTACCTATGTAGTTTTGCCAATAACGTAATTGCGCGTTGAACTGAGTCCACGGCAAATATTGCAAAGGAATTCTGCTATTCCCCCAATAAAGGTTGATATTTAAAATATCAATCGTATTTATGCTGTCAGGAAATGCTGCATACGGTAACTTTTCGCAGTTACCAGCATATTGCAAGGTAGCAGTTCCGTCGGTAAATGGCGTTGTTGGAGGATACGAATAATTTGATGCAGGGTAAGGTGGTGCTGTAGTTCCTAAAACACCAGCTACAGTTACTTTGTAAATGAAGATATTTGAAAATACGTAATCATCTAAAGCAACAGTTGCACCAGCAGTCCAAGCAATGGGGTTTGCTCCACCTGCTACCGGAGACATTGGAGTTTGTGATACTTGAATTTTTCTTAGACAGCCAGTATCCCTAACTGTTTGCTTACGGCCTTCATTGATGTAGTCCGTTAGCTCAGAGTCAGAATAGAAGTTTCCGTTGGCATCATGCAGCAGCCTACGAACTTCCGTGATGTAACCGGATAAAGTTGCCATTTAATTGCCATAATTAAGCGGCTTTTTCGACTTTTCTCCCCACCCCCCGTAAAGGGATAGGTGGGGGTACTTGGTCAATCGCCGGGGATAAGGAGCGATCCTGTACTGGCATAGATTCGGTAATGCTAAATTTTGCAAGAATTTCCAACCCGCTAGGAATGTCATTCTTTGTTTTAGCAAAACCAAGTCTAGCCAAAAAAGGTTCTTTATTTTCAGAACCATAACCAAATATGTGACGAGCAATTTCTATAGGTACTTCAACAGATTCATTCATAGGGAACGTATATGTTTTATACGCATATTCATCGACAAGTGTTTTTTCCCACTTGTTAGTCACATAAACAGTCGTCATAGAGTTACCGCATCTCCGTAAACCACAATGTCGCAAGTTCCACCAGATACAGCGGCAGGTACGTTGACGTACAACGAACCAGACGAGTAAACGGTAGTAGCAGCGCCAGCAGCAAGAGTTAAATCTTGGTACGTGGAAGTGCTAGTTACGTTGCTTAGCGTTGTCAGTGACGCAACCGCATTTGAAACGTTACCATCGTTAGAGGTGGTAACAGTTACGTTTGCGGCTGCAATCGACTTGTTTGCATTAGCTACCGTAATCCTGCGAACAATGTATGAACTTGCGCCGACAATAGGAATTTGAACAACAGCATTGGCTACTGTACCAACACTAACGGTTACAGTGCGACCAAGTGCAAAATTGCCAAATCCATTGGGGAACAATGATCCTACATGGTTAGCATTCATGTTGGCTCCTTATGCGTAAGTCTCACTAACCGCTTGACCCTGATTCACTTGGAACAGAGTAATGGTCGGTGTACCAGCAAGAACATTAGCACGAATGTTTACGCCATCAGAGATGAAGTAGCCGCCAGTATTATTGGCAACTACAACCGCATACGAAGCATTACTGATATTGCCAGTTGTATTCGTATTTAGTTCAATAGTGACGTTAGCAGTTGGAGCAATGTAATAATCGCCAGCAGGAACAGTTGCCGTTGCAGTACCCAAAGCATACGCTTGAATAAATGCACCAGCAGCATTAGTTGCTGCACCAGCTACGAGGATTTTATTAGACATGACTATTTCTCCTTACAATGTGAGCGAGTTATAGCCTGTCACTTTGGTCATGGACTTGGGCTTAGTGTTGACCAGTTCAGCGATCATCAGCACAGCACCAACATAACCAATCTGCCAGTTAGGAAGTGTCGATTCAAAACCTGTAAAGACAAACGAACCCTGCTCATGGATATAGAGCGACAGGTAGTTGCTGTTCAGGAAGTAAACCGTTCCTTCAGGGCAGTACGGATCAGGATAAATAGGAACGCCAGCAACCATCAAAGCGCGGAAGCCAGACTGAGGGCCATTTGAATCGCCATCAAAACCGGAACCCGGTGTTAAGACGTATTGTTCTTGACCGACATAATCTTGTGCCAGCAATGTCCAAGTACCAAAACCGCATACGCCAAACGTAGGCACTTCTGCGCCATTTTTGACCGTACCAGAAATGTACTGAAGGATATTCTGACGAGTTGGGTTTACAGAACCAGCAGCATACTGCTTCGACTTCCACCAAGTATAGGTAGAGCGATCAATATTGCCGTAAGTTCCAGAATCAGACACCGCCGCTGGCAAGCCAGTGAACTGCTGAGTGTTTGATGTGTTGTTGTACAGTGATGTTGCCATAGCATCCATCATCACGTTAGTCGCGTCATTCATACGCGCTTCGATCAGAGGAATAACAGCTGCATCTTGCTGGACTGCGCCTTCCATACCGAGGAACGGTACTGGTGCAATCATCAGCTTCAGGTTGAATTCAGCGTTGTAAGCACCCTG